GTACTTACAACACTCACAGTTCCATCTGCATTGATAATCACAGGCTTACCACTGGACAACGTGCCACTGGCTATCGCCTTAAACTCACCACTCTCTTCAGCCCCTATACGTTTTAACATGTTTAACCTTTCACGATAAGTTTAGTTGCCGATACAGCCGTTCCTGCAAAGACGCTAGGACTACCCGCTGTTGTGCCTAGTGTGCCATTCGTTTGAACATAATAGCTTTGCCCTGCTGTCAGTCCTGATAGGTTGTCAGCTATTGCACCTTGCGTGTCTATGATAGCGCCTTTTGTGTCTGCTGCGCCACTATTAGCTATGCCTATATAATTTTCTGAAGTTATGTTGGTAGAAGTAAATGCAGGTCTATAAGAAACTGCTGTTGCGTATTCACTATTACCCCCATCACCAAAAGCTATAAGATTTCTATTTACATTGCTATCAAAAGATATAGCAGGATAAACTGCTGTTGCTCCTGCAAAGTCTTTTCCTGTATCAGCAACAATAGTTGTGCCAGAAACACTTAATGGGAAAACAAAACCACGATTTGAATAACTACCACTTAAAGTTCGTGGATATACAACAAGAACTTTCTTAGCATTACTATCGTAGATGACTGAGTTAGCTGTGTTTTCTCCATAGTCTCCAGAATTATCAAAGGCAACAGGAGTGCCAAAACTTATACTTGTGCCAGAAACAGTGCCAACAACAGCAGTTCCTCGTTTAAAGTCTGTAGAGCCAGAAGTTTCGTGATTTTGCCTGTAAGCTATAACTACTTTACTAGCACTACTGTCAAACGCCATACCAGAGTGGCTTATAGCACCTTCTTCAAATTCAACCTCTGATCCAAAGCTAATACCTGTTCCGCTTACTGTTCCAACAACGGCTTTACCCTTCGCAGCAGAGTCTTCTCCATCTCCGTAGGAAATAACTGTTCTGTCGTTAGTGCTATCGTAACAAGGTCTAGTCACTGTTGTAGTGCCACTGTTAAAAACAACAGCAGTTCCAAATGAAATAGACGTACCAGAAACCGTACCAACTATTGCAGTTCCGTAACTACTATTGCCATAATTTCTATAAGAGATAACAACTTTCCCTGCTGTGCTATCAAAAGAAATACCTAGTTCATTACTACTTGCGTTGTTAAATTCTGTAGGACTTCCCCAAGTTACGGTAGTTCCTGATAAAGAACCAACCAATGCATAACCATGATCGCTGTCATCACCTCGTCTATAGGCAAGAACAACCCTATTGTTTGTGCTATCAAAAGTAGCAGCAATTTTTTGATTATCACTTGCCTCTGCTACGGCATCAGTACCAAAAGTAACACCACCATCAGACGCCACAGTTGCAACTACATATCTCATGTTACTACCTTGTCGGTAAACAATTATATGTTTATTATTAGAGCTATCAAAAACAGTAGCAAAAAAACTAGAAGTTAATGCATTAAAAGCACTTTCTGTTCCTAAAGCTTCTGTTGTGCTAGTTTCACTAACACTACTCACAGTCCCATCTGCATTCACAACAACAGGCTTGCCATTTGTTATAGCACCACTGGCGACTTCATGTGTTTGTCTTGGTACGTTTGGATCGTTACCAATGATACGCATGTGGAGTCCTACTCTTCTTCTGGCTCTACATAATCAGGATTAGCTGACCAAGTTGTGCCATCTAACTTATACTTGTTGCCTGTCCAGTCGCTTGGTGCGTTGGTTACATTCTCTGTAATAGTTGTGTTGCCACTGTTGAGATCAGCAATAATAAACTGAGCAGGATCTCCCACTGTGATATTATCTGACGTTGCTGTGATTTTTACGTCATCTGCAAGTAGATATTTACATAACTTAGTTGATGTCTCTACGATAGTTTTCATTCTTTAACCTTTCACTATTAGCTCTGTATTTGATATAGCAGTTCCCGCCGTAACGGAAGGGTCTCCTGCTGTTAAGCTTAACGCCCCATCGGTGGGTGATACAAAGTATGTCTGCCCTGGAGTTAAGCTTGTTTGATTTCTTGCAATCGCGCAAGAAGAAAGTATCTCGCCATTCGTGCCGTCTAACGCTGCACCGTCCATAAACCCTACGAAGTTTTCTGTGGTGAGATTTGTTACATTTCCTGCACCAGTATATACTACTGCTTTACCTTTGTTTGAATCACCAACATCGGTAAAAGCCAAAACAGTCCTATCTGCTGTTGATACATGGGCATTATTAACATTACCATTAGTAACGCCAGTGTCGATTGAAAAAGCTGACCCAAATGTATACGCAGAAGTTGTTGCGGTAGACGTGTACATATTCAAAGCACCACCGTTATCTCTAGTAGCAAGTGTAATTGCGTTTATGCTAGTATTAAAAGAAGCACCTATATCTGTTACTTGTGCAGAACCATAAAAAGTAGCCTGCCCTGTAAAAGAAATACTTGTGTCAGATACTGTTCCTATAACAGCTTTACCTTTGTCACTATCACCCGCATCACCATAAAATATATGAACCCTTTCGATGTTTGGGTCATAGAGTGCTTTAGTGTGTATTATTGATCCAGTTTCAAACTCTGACTGACTGCCAAAAGCAATTGAAGTTCCAGTAACAGTTGCAACTATTGCAATTCCTGACGTGTATTGGCACGCAATAACATGTCTATTATTCGCAACATCATATGCTATAGCACCATTTTGAGTGGTTGCCGCAAGAAATGTATTAGCAGACCCAAAACTTATAGACGTGCCACTAACTGTTCCAACTATTGCTTTACCATTGTTGCTGTCATCGTTATCTCTAAAAACAATAACAACTTTGTTAGCAGAGGTGTCGAAAGATGCGTCTATAAAATTATTACTATTTCCACTTTCAAATACAACGGCAGTACCAAAAGATATTGAAGTGCCAGAAACCGTTCCTACAATAGCCGTTCCTGCACCACTATTTCCCCCATCTCTATATGCTACGACAATTTTGTTGTTTGAGCTATCAAACACTGGAGCTATAAAGGATGTAGTAGCACTTTCAAATACAACGGCAGTACCAAAAGATATTGAGTCACCACTAACTGTGCCTACGATGGCAGTGCCATAATCGCTGTTTCCTGCATCTGAGTAAACGATAACAACTTTGTCATTAGCACTATCGTATACGACTCCTTGATTGTAAGTTCCCCCTGCTTCAAACTCAACTTCGCTACCTTTGGCTTCAGTCAATGCTGACTGACCCACACTACTCACAGTCCCATTTGCATTTACAATGACAGACGAACCATTGGCTATCGTGCCGCCTGTGGCTTGGGTGTAACCTACTCTGATTACTTGTGCCATGCCATTATCACTTCCAGTAGTATCTATATACGAAAGAACAACCCTATTATTAGTGCTATCAAATGCTACAGCAGGATTTATAGTGGCTCCTTGAACATCCATAACCACTGTTTCTGAGCCAAACGAAATGCTTGTTCCGCTAACTGTGCCAATAATAATAGTTGGTCTATTGCTGTTAGCAGTATCGTTAAAAAGAACCAATATTTTTTCTGCATTAGAGTCATAAATTGCACGGTTGAATCTAGAGTTTCCTGCGTTAAAAACAACCGCACTACCGAAGCTAATAGAAGTTCCGCTTACTGTTCCTACCTTCGCTGTACCATGATCGCTATTATTAGCATCTCTATAAAAAATAACTGTTTTGTTGTTAGCACTGTCGTAAACAGGACTGAAATAATCTGCGCTTGCAGGTGTAAAAGCTACAGTGGAACCAAAGCTAATAGAAGTACCTGATACAGTACCAACAACGGCTCTGCCTTCTATTGACGCACCAAAATCTCTATAAGCAATAACAACTTTATTGGCAGTGCTATCAAAACTTATGCCATGATATTCTGTGGCTTGAGAATCAAAAACAACAGGTGTTCCAAAACTAATGTCTGTGCCTGATATTGTTCCAACGGCAGCAGTGCCATAATCAGAATTATCATCATCCTCGTAAGCAACAACAAATTTATTACTATTGCTATCAAAAGTTGCTACAATGAATTTTGTTTTGCCTGACTCAAAAGCTGCTTTAGTACCAAAAGATATTGAAGTACCACTTACTGTACCAACAATAGCTGTACCAGTTCTATCGTCTGTACCTGGATTGTTTGTGTCCGTGTAGAAAATAACAACCTTGTTTGCATTACTGTCAAAAACGCAATCCATTTCATCGCCAGTTATTTCACTATTTTGAAAAGTTACTTCAGAGCCAAAGCTTATAGAATTATTTGCAGCGTCTACTGTCCCAACTATAGCTTTACCTTTATTTGAATCAGCACCATCGCTAAAAGCTATTACGACTTTACCTGTGCTAGAGTCAAAAGCTGCGGCAAAACCAGTTGTAGATCCTGCGTTCATAACTACTGATGTGCCTACAGCCTGAGTAACATTTATCCCCTCACTGACCGCAGCCCTGATGATGGCGTCTTTGGTTAAGTTGCCAATTACCTTCACAACAACTCTCCTTAGTCAGTTATTTGCTCGTAACTGATGATTACTTCCAGATCGTTAGCAGTGCCTGCTGTCGCAGTGATAGACATGTTCTCTTCTAGGTATATCGCTGTGTTCTTATCCAACACTACCAGTGAAGTGTCCGCCGCTACAGATGCAGTTGCAATCAGTGAGAATGCAGTGCCGCCACCTGATGCCGCGCTGTGTACGTCTACCGTAATGTCACAAGCATTCGTGCCATCTACGTTTGCAATTTGGATCATATTCACTTTTAAAACATCATCGCTCGATGCAGCGTTGTTTAAAATTGTAGTCTGTGATGTTGTTGAAAGCGCATACTGGTCTGTCTTACCCAGTATTGAGCTTACATTTACAATATTTGGTGCAGCCATATCCTAGCCTCCTTTACCCAAAAACAATAGCCATAGCTATGGCCTTACCTGTTCCAATTCCGGCACTACCGAAAGAAATAGTACCACTTCCATTTGTAACCAACGCCTGCCCATTTGTCCCATCTGATGTGGGTAGGGTAAGAGCCGTTACAAAAGCCTGTAGGTTTGCGTCATATGCCAATACGTTTGTACCTATGGCAAGCCCTAAATTTGTTCTTGATGTTCCTGCGTTCGCAACATCTGATAAGTTACTCGCTGCAAGCAATGCTCCTGAGAGAGGTAATGAAGCCCCTAAATCAACCACCGCTGCACCTGCACCTGCGCCATCACAGTAGATTATAGCTGATGCGCCGTTTGTTACTGTTACATTTGCACCCGATCCTTGTGAGAATATAGCAGACTGACCAGAGTTATTTTTAACAAAGTACATACGCTTTGCGTCATTGGGAGCTACCGTTATGGTATTTGTCCCAGAGGGCGAACCGCCTAAAAGCAGAACGTGATACTGTCCATCTGATGCAGTTCCATCTGATGTAGTCAACGTATGTGTTGTTCCTGAGAGTGTAATGGTTCCGACACCCGCTGCAACACGGTCTATAATGTCGAAGTTTGTATTGGTTGACGTACCCCATGTTCCAGATTCGTCACCTGTGGCAATCTTCTTGATGCCGCTGTTTGTTGTATAGGTTGCCATATTTCCTTACCTTTACGCTGCTTCGCCTATCGTTGTCCAAGTTGTCCCTGGATTTGGTGTTTCTTCTGTCCATGTGCTGCCTGGATTAGGACCGACATTTGACCAAGAAGTACCCGGTGCAGGAACTATTGTTTCGTAAACTATCACAGAACCAACTAATGCGCTAGTGCTAACACCCGTTACATGAGCTTTACTGATCGTAGCTACAGTTACTGTACCAACTGACCCAGTTGCAAACAAGTTTTCTCCTGACACAGGAACAACCTGTGATGTTAATACTGTAACAGGCCCAACTGTTCCTGTAGCCGCTATACCTGTCACCGCAACATTTGGTGCCGTACCAATTACTGTTGGCTCTGTAACACCGCCAGTAGCTGCAAGACCCGTAGGCGTTACGTCAATACCCGCGCCTTCGACAATCGTAACAGATCCTACACCACCTGTGGCTGCAAGACCCGTTGGTGGGGCATACGCATTGATTACAATACTTGTTCCAGAACCTACTGATGCTGTTGCTGATAGCCCTGTGACCGAAACAGTAACACCACTTCCCTCAACTACCGTTACACTACCAACAGACGCCGTGGACTGTAATCCTGTAACTGGAACATTTTGCTCTGTAACAAGAGTTACATCCCCAACACCACCTGTAGCAGCAAGACCTACAGGCGTAACTGAGTTATTACCTTTTGCGGTTACACTACCAACACTTGCAGTAGCACTTAGACCCGTGACAGATGTAGATATATCCTCTCGAATAACGGCAGTGCCAACCTGACCTTGCATTGCTGCAAGAGTAGATTTCTCACCGCCCCAAGAGGTTTCACCCCAAGTTAATCCTCCCCAACCATTGAGAGTGTGACCAACACGAACAGGGGTCGCTTCATTCCAAGCTCCCTCGCCCCATGTTCCGCGTCCCCAACCTGTGATGTTTGTCACGGGAAGACTGCCTTACGCTATACGAATAATCGCGCTACTTGCGTCAGCCGTTGGGAATACAACTTGAAAGTCGCCTGAAGTAGAAGACTTGTTAGACCCAAAGTCTAATACAACAACTGTATCCGTAGTTCCTGATCCTGCGCCTGTAGTTGTGTTGTAAATCAAAGCCCCACGAGCAGTGATTGTTGCAGATGTAAATGTTAGGTCTGCAAAATCTGTAAGAGCAGTTGTTCCAGAAGTTGTAGGTGTTACGTTTGTCAACGCCCCTCCACCCGCTGAATACGATCCCGAGTTACTCACTTCGTTGGATGAAGTATATGCTGTAGTAGCGGCAGTAAACGTAGCACTGTTATCATACAAAGCTAGTTTAAAAGTGTCGCCACTTCCGTTTGTAAAATTGTGACTACCTACAAGCAACTCTTGCTTAAAAGAAGTACACATAAAGTTTCCAGAAAAGGCCATGTCAAAGTCTCCTTATAAGTTCAGCCAGTTGGGGATGACCTGCATCTTTTATTGCGTTGCATACAGTTGTGCGGTCACTACGAATAGCCTGTCTCATATAATATGCAACAAGCTTCTCAACATGCTTTGAGAAAGCATGAGCTTGATCTCTAATACCTGGATGGGCGCTATCAGAGATCGAAATTACTTTTTCTACGCATTGTTGCGCTAATTCTTCAGGCGTAAAACCTCGATTCTCTGTTGTTCTAACACCAACAACAGGTTCATCTTTTGGTACACTTATATCAATTTTAAACATTATTGTTTTGCCCTTATCACTTTTCCTGTGCGGTATTCATCAGTAACCTCTTTTGATTCTCCCATCATTTTAAGAGGTAATAAACTTTCTTGAAATCTTTTATCATAATAACCCATCATGTCTTGCTCACCTTTCATGTAAAGATAAGCTTCTACCAAAGCTCCATACAAAAGAGTTAGCTCTGCGTTTTGACTTAACCAAGTAGTGCCGCTCCCGCTTCCCGCAGTTAAACTTGTAGGTCTATAAAAATAATGAAGTTCTGCCGTAAAGGTAGTATTTGGGGTTGGAGCTAATATAAAATTATCTACGTCAAAAACCGCATAATATCTGGGAGATCCTGTTGTTGTAGAATCAGGCGTGTAAGATTGCAAAAAACTAGGGTCTTTAAAATCAATAAAAAATTTGTCCCCATCTGTGCCCGCAAGGCTCAATGAAAACGGGGCTAAAAAATCTCCAGGACATGCAAGATATTTATTACTAGCTGTACAAGAAGCTGTCGCATTTTTACGGAATAAACTTAATTGTACATTTTTAAGAATACGTTCTTCAGAAAGTCTGATAAACGTAGAAAGATTATTGACAAACGTTGTTTCGTCATTCTCCGTGTAATCTTGAATAGCTGTTTTAAGTTGGTCGTATGTAAAGCTCATGTCGTTGTCACCGTTACCGTTCCTACCTGACCCTCTAATGCAGTAGTTGTTTCAATTTTACTAGGTAATTCTGCCACTCCTGCTGTAGACCAGTTTCCATTGCCAAGATAAGTTATGCCATTCGTTGTTTTTACTTCAAAAGTTTGAACAGGATTAGCTTGATCAGGTCTTGCGTCACGCAGGGCTTGTGCATCTACCACCTTTCTAAAAGGTCCTAACTGCGGCTGTTTCGCCTCAAATTCATCGCGTCCAACCAAAGCCCCATTCCACTCTCGGCGCATATCTTTATATCGGTATCGAAAACCAGATCGATCCGATATAGCAAATGCATTTTTTCCAGAAGCAAACTTTGTCATTAAGTTGTCCTAAAATACTGATACTGAGGAACTACATTAAAAGACGCTCTATCGCGGTCCTCTGTCATAGCTCTCTCAAACTCTTCTTCATATACAGCCTTTAATAACTGCAATCTGTTAGGCGCTCTTTTAAGAGCGATATAATATGCTAATCCTGCCGCAAGACACGGGTAAAATCGAAAGGGCATGTCTAATGTATTGACCTGTGCATCCGCGTCGTCCATGCGTGTCAAAGCATCATAATAAATTACGTCTGTGCTATTTTCAGGAATAGGCCAAATTTTAAGGTTTGGAGTAATCTGTCTATCTAGAAAAAATTGAGACGGACGCCCTTGCGTTGTTTTGTTTGGTATAGAAAGAAAAGTATCTCTACTAACTCGCGTCAAAGCGTAGTCGGTATTGTCTCGTCTTACTACAAGAGATAAAACATCAATAACGTCCGTTCCAAGATCATATTCACCATCAGCTTGGGTCAATGTTTGGGTGCGTTGTTTTATAGTCCATTGATTCAAGCCTCGGTTTGCCCATTCTGCAAGCATAAGATTTAAAGAACGCTTTGCCGTCTTGAGATCGTAGCCCGTCCGCACCTCTAAGCCGCACCGCTCAAAAGCTTCTTCGATGTATTCCGCTACATCAAGCTCAAAATTTTTGCTTCCAGAAACCGCCATTTTACTTCTTCTTCTTTACCATTCCGCCGCCGCGCATTTTCTTTACCATTCCGCCGCCGCGCATCTTTTTCATCATTCCGCCGCCGCGCATTTTCTTTGCAGGGCCATTACGAATCTTCTTACGTGGTTTCATTGCCATTGTTTAGTCTCCTATATAAATTTTCACGCTTATTAAAGATTTCTTCTACTTCATACTCTTTAGCATATTCTTCGTAATATCCCAACTTTTTTAGATGTTCTGAAGCCTTATGCACCTTTGAAAGCCGTTGCACAAATATCATAGCATATTCATCCTCAACAAGCTCTTCAAAAGTTTCGTGGTCCAAATATTCGTTTGGATCATCCTCTGGATGAAAACCCATTAACCAAATATCTTTTTGAATGAACATTCCCTCAGAAATAACTTTATTCAACTCGTCTAAATATTCGTGGAATGCATCAACCTTTTGATAGAATTTATCGACAATAATGACTAAATCGAAGTTGTCATCAAACTGCGAAATGGTGCTGTAAAGCACCTGAAAGTTGTCATCATTCTTAAAAAGAATGGCGACTTTACCTTCTTGCCAAGCTTTTTTTGCATAAGGGCAGGCGGGCAAGTTATTGAAAAGCGGATTTGGTTTTTGCAAAGTATGAGCAGACCATGCTAATATCTCCTCACAGATATCTTTCTCGTGACTATGATGAAAAGGAGAAGCTGTCATGGTGCAACTACCCCTTTGAAGCTACTTTTCGAGGGCGTCCTCTTGGTCGTTTGATGGGTGATTGCGCCGCCGTTGAAGGCAAAGTTGACTTCCGCTTCTTTTGTGTTTTTGACAAAGGTTTTGCCTTCTTTTTTCTTTTTTCGGGCTGTGGCGGCTCTTTCGGCTTTCGAAAGACTATTTGCTTTAGACCTTGGAAGACACCTGTCAGGATTCTTTTTATCCTTTGAAGTGCCGCATTTACCTTTGATTTCACCATCAGTATCTATCCTTACCCAATCTTGATCTCGCCACTTTTTTAGCTCACCCACTTTATAAAAACTTCCCTGCAATTGCGGTAGCTACAATTAGAATCGCTATTCCCCATAGACGCATGTCTAATTTATCAAGTTGTTTATCTATTTTTTTGTATCGCTCGTTACATTCAGCTTCATGCCTTTCCAAGCGATTTAAAAGATCATTTATATCCATAGGCTTTAACTCCGTCTTCCTTTATTCCCGCCCCTTTTTCTGTAGGGCGGAAATTCTTTTTACCTTAGACGACATAGGGTCACCTTAACTATGGAAAATAGTCAATGCGGTGACGTTAGTAGCCACTGAGACATGAATATCGCTAGTAAACAAAATACCTTCGTCAGGGATGTTCACCGAATGAGTTTCGGATGCAGAAAAATCAATATCTAAAACTGTTGAACCACCGTTTCCGTCAGTTAAGGTAAGTCTACCCGCGCCCCCGCCTGTAAGAACTTGTATCTGCCGTAAACGTGCGCGACCAACTGCTGCCGCGCCTGTTCCCGTCAGACGTTTGCTTTTTACGTCTGAATTAGCCATCTACAGATCCTCTTATTAAGCTTGTACAGTAGTGTTAAAAGCTTGAGCATACATTACCGTTATGACAACAGATCCTGCATTACATGCTGCACTTGAAGTAGCTGTTAATTTTAAATCTGAAGTCCCAGTGTTCTTCCATGTAAGTGTACCACCACCAGAAACACCTAACGCTTTAATACCTACAGTGGTTCCAGAAGCAAGAGTATTAACGAGAGAGGCTGCGCCGCCTACAGTATCACCAACGCTGATATTTGTTGTGGTGTTAGCAGCTACTTCTAAATCGATAATTATGTCTACGATTTTTGAGTTAGCGGGAATTACTACATTTGTGGCTTCTGCCGCAACAGCGCCGTTAGAAATGTCCATTACATGTTGTTGAGTCATTACAACATAGCCAACGTTTGCTATGTCAGTTCCAACGGTAGTACCCGTTGTATTTCTAATATTACCTGCCCGAATCGGACCTGAAAAAGTTGTCGTACCCATGTAGATCTCCTGTCTTGGGTTAAGTCAGCAGCCCCATGCCGCTGTCAGGGATAATTTACTATAACACATAAAATAAAAAAAGAAAGAGCCGCAAAAGCGGCTCAATCCAATCAAATTGTATTCGAACTTAGGCTGCGCCCGGAGTTCCAAACACTGTTCGCCAGTCGGATACACCGAAACTGTAACGCTCACGAGCTTTAAATCGCATGTTACCTGTATCAAAATCGCCTTCCATGGCTGTCTTGATTGGGGCACGATTGAAATACTTAAACCCGTTAGGTGCGTCTGTCTTTATGAAATACGCATCTGTGTCTGTTAGGAAGTGGTTAACAACAGCGCCTTGAGGAATCATTCCCATGTTCTTCATTGCGTTTGCGTCGTTATCCGCTGTTCCCGGACGTAGGTTTGAGTTTAGCACTCGCTCTGCAATAAACTGCAATTCTTTTGGTATAATAAGCTTCATACCGCTAACTGCAATTTTAAGACCACGCTCATCAGTAAAACCTGCAATATCAATGAGCATTTGCTCTAAAGAGGTTTCATTGAGGTCTGCCGCAGTTGCCAAAATATTGGTTTGGTTACCTGACAGAGATGGGTGAGCGTTTGAGCATAGTGCTGCGCCGTCCCCAATAGCGTTTGCACCAGTGTTGAACGCATTGTTCAAAATAGATGCAGCTTTAATTTGCTTTGTTTGAGCCATAGAACGTGCAAGAGCTTTCGTATAACGAGAAGCCAGACGATCATATAGATTGTCCTCAATTGCTTCCTCAGTGATTGAGAAAGCCAAAGCAATGGTTTCGTGAGTGTAACGAGCAGTGTATGTCTCTTTTGCATCGTCAAAACTGATGGCTCCGCCTTCAGATTTTACAGGTGCAGTTGAGAAACCACCAAGCATTACTTCTTCTTCGAAAGCACGGTCAGATGACTCTTCTTCAAAGATTTCAGAATGCTCGTTCTCGTAACGATTATATTCTAACCCAAACAATGCATTTAGGCCAGGTTCTAGCTCTTTAGCTAGTTGTGCGCGTGATATAGCCATACTACGCTCTCCTTATACGCCTGTTGTCGTCGCTGTGGTTTGTGAATCAAACCGCGACGTGGTTGCATTGAAATGAGCACTGATTCTTACAATTAATGGAATACCCGCAGCAGCAAAATCGCTGTTTGCTTCGTCATCCATTATACCGACAATACGCAACGGAAGTGTTGCAGTAGTGTTGATTGAAGACACGCTCAAAGCTGAGTTTGAATTTCCCGTACTTGTAGAACCAGTACGTGCAGATGTGCCTAAAGACGCATTTGCAAAAACAGCCGTTAGGGCTGTCGCACGATCTGTGATCGTTGCGTCAGTTGCTACCTTGAACAACTGATTTGGATTGTCAGCTACAAAAGCTTTAACAGGGTGGTTAGTATCCACGCTGACGCTGTTCGAACCGGGCCAATAACTAATAAAGGTTGGTTTTTTCGAAACTGAGTCAACGTATTCTACGCCCATCAGAACACCAAGAGCGGGAGTAGTACCCCCACTAGTCGCTCCCGCATGATCTATTACGCCTGCCGCAGTGGGCACACATAAAGAGTATTGGAAGATCGGATTGGTGTTGTTAGAAGCGATTTCATACTGAGTTACCCCAGTAGAATTTACACCGTTTCCAACAAGCCCGATAGGACGTAAACCGAAGGCAGTATTTTGATTTGCCATTTTAGTTTTCTCCTAATGGGGCGACCCTAACTTTTACGAGGGCCACCGAAGGTTACACGAGACTGACGATTGGCTTTTTCAATCGTCATGGTTGAATGTTGATTCTCTCTCATCATATCGTAGTCAACTGCATCCATTTGATCTCTAGATTTACTATTAAAGTAATTAGTTCTCTCCTGAACCGTCTCAACGGGAATCCGAGCGAGTATCAGTCCGCCTACTCCAAACACACCTTCATATTTACCTGATTCTACGACGGGAGCTTCAAAGTCAGGATATTCGTCCTTACGAACTAATTCCCAACCCTCCCGCATTTTAGCACTGATGTTTTTTGTATCATCAAATCCTCGCGTTTCGGCTCGAATCCAACGATGCGCAAACCCATCAGGGGCAGGCGGTGCATCTAACATTGACGGGGGTGCCCACGGACGCCTTTGCGCCGTTTTTTCCCTTGTTTGATTAGCGCGAGAAGTACGCTTGATTGAATCGTTTGTGCTATCAGTCATTGTGTTACTCCTTCACGTATTTCGCATATTCTTCTAGCGGCACACCCAATTTTTTCGCAATTGCGACTTGGCTAGGGGTGAGTCTAACCTTTTTCCCACTGCTGCGCCCAGAATTAGATCTTGATACGCCTGCAACCGTCTGAGCGGGTCGTTTGCTTGCGTTTTTCGCTTCACCTCCAAATGTGTCAGAAATGCGGCGATCAAGTTCAGTATAGTACTCATCGCTCGTGGGGTCAAACCCTTCGTCTTCCACGAGCTTTTTATGTATGCCAAAAGCTGCAAATGTTTTGGCTTCATCCTGCCCAAACCACTCATTACGAGACGCCCAATCTTGGGCTTTAGGGTCTGGACGTTTAATCTGTTGCTGCGGTGCAGCTTGCGTTTGCTGCGGTGCCGCAACCTGCTGTTCAGCTTGTTGCTGCTGCCTTTCTTGAGCTAATTTAGCTTGATTAGCCCTTTCATTTTCCGCAGACAAAGCAATCATTTTTTTGTTAGCCTCAACAACCGCAGTTGTATCTCCAAGCTCCATAGCTCGTGCTAATTCTTTTTCCGTCTGCTCCATCTGCGTTGACACTCGATTTGAGTACTCGGTAACATAATTGCTGTCCAAGGTACTAAATCTTTGCTTTAATTTCGTCGCCTCATCTTGAACCTGCTTTGCGTAGTTAATTGCCTCTTCTTCACGGCGTTGAGCCTCACGCATTTTCTTTGTTAAACGGTCAATCCGTTTTTGAGTTGCATTTTCAGCTTTATCAAACTGATCCTCTTGAACAACTTCTACCTTTTCGGTTTCTTCCTCTGGAGTTTGAACCTCTACTTCAGTATCGGCCTCCATCTCCATTTCTAATTGTGCCTGTTCTTCTGCCATTTAACCCTCCTAGTAATGCAAAATGTCTTCTGGATCGTTTATTCGAGCCAAAATCTCGTCATCATTTAAAATACGAACTTCTCCGCCATCAATGGCAAAGCGTGATCCTGCGTATCTTGCAAACATCACCCATTCTTTCTCCGCGCACCAAGGTCCAGAAGGAAACTTCTCCGGGTCTTTGTACGCCAACGGTCCGACTTTCAATACATAGCCGACTTGCGTTGAAATTTGCTGTTGTTCTACAGCAGAATCAGGCAATAATATGCCTCCTTCAGTCTTACCCTTACCGCGGTACGGTAAAACTAAAATTCTCCATCCTGTGGGGTTGGGCATTCTATCTAGAAGTGACCCGCCTATGGCTTCTGGGTCTAAAACTTTAACTGTAGGCTCTTTATAAGCATCTCCAAGACTTGCTACAGCCTCTTTTACTTCAGTTAAATTAACTTTTGCACTCTCAGTCATTACTTCGCTCCTGTTTATCTAGCAGGCCCTTGAGTTCCTGTTCCACGTGATTCAGAGCTTCCATATTGCCCATAAGCTCACGATATTGCTCCATCGACGCGACATTGCCAAACTGCATGAGGTCAACAACACCTTGTCTTCTGTCTTTTATAATGCGAAAAACAGCCTCCGCAACATATATCTCATCCATTCTTAGATATTCCCACCTTTTCTTATATGAGAGATCCTAAGATATTTTGAGAGTATATGCAATTATATATTAAACCACTTATATATTTTTTGTGTTTCTTCTTTACGGTGCTTTAAACCGTTGTATCCACCGTTTACTCTTTTAGTAATCGTCTTAATAGTTTCATCATTAACGCCTTCGTCGCAAATATCCCATAATTTGTTCCTATGAAAGAACCAAATAGCACTCTCCATGGGAAATTTTGACGCAACAAGATCAGGGTCTTTCATAATTTCAGGTAAATCCATGTCCGCTGCAAACTGAGCGTAATTATTTTTGCCTGTGCATTGTAAAAAACCTCGTCCTCTCCACAAATAACCCTGTCCATCATTACCCATTCTACCACCGTATACTCTGTCCGCTAATGCTTGTGGATTTCTTGCACATTTTTCAGCATCGCTTTCGGATTCAAAGTATTTTCCAAACACTTTGAGAATAGATTCCGTAGAATAATTCAAATTTTCTTGAATATACCTGAAAGTTCCACTTTCATGCACCAATTGACCCAAAAAATGCGCCCCACGCTCCGGATTCAACGCATAATGATTACAAATAGCTTTTGCCGTGTTGGGTCCAAACGCACCATCCGGGTTTGAACCTATCTTTTCCTGTAATGTTTTAAGTGCTTCACTCATTTACAAACTCCTTTGACCCGCAAACACGCTCATATACCATGTCCGACGTGTAACTTTCAGCCCATTTATTCTCAGTAAACGTGCAAAAAGCCCAGAGATCGTTTACATCGGCGTTAAGAAGCTGAATTATGTCCTCTTGTGCAGATACTTGACCCTGTAAATGTTCAATATCATGCACGATGTTGCTGATATACCACACCAAACCAACTAATTGCACTGCCATGGCAAAAACCAGAGCTACTGGTATCTTTAAATCACCCATTTGATTTGCCACCTATATAACCGCCGACAACGCCAATCACACCTGTCATGCTCATTTGTAGCAAACCTATGATATTTTCATCAAGCTCACTACCGTGTTCATTTGCCATCTTAAATTCGTCATAAACAATTAACCCAAGAATACCCATAAGTCCTATAGCAAGCACTAAGACCACAATGTCTTTCATGTATTTCATAACTACCTCTTAAAGAATTTTTGTACGCCTCTTACACCAAATGATGCAGAGATTGCTATGCCCAAGCTATAAAAATACCAATCAGGTGCTTTAGAAAGCTGTTCGAAACCGCTATCAACCCACCCCTCCGTGCCTGGAATGAACGCCAAAACAAGCGGAATTGACAGAACAATGACAAACCATTCGTCTTTCCAACTTGATTGAGAGCCTTGCGCCATTATACGCTCCCAATCTGCAACAGAAGTCTCTTTACTCAGCATAATCTTAGCTTTGGCTTCTGCCTCTGTAAGTTTTAACTTTGCACTTGCGGCTTGCGCTTGTGACTTCGCATCAAGCCAACTACCCGCCAGACCTGCAATTGGTCCGATTATCGATTGTAGCATCAGTTTTCCTCCATCTGAATACTTGTTTTCTTGCTCTCAGCTTTTGCAGAGTAAGCATTGAAACCCATAAAAGCCGCAACTACCCCGGAAGCAGCTATAACATATACACTTGCAATATCTGTAATAAGGCTCGCCGCCTTGTCAAAACCCATAACACTAGCCAAAAGTATGATAAACGGATAAATAAGCATTCCCGCTAACGCAAAACCTGTAAACCTACGTTCTGCGTTTCGCTTGAGATCACGATCAATCATCTCAAGCCTGCGATCCTCCAGAGCGATTTTATTCCACTCTGCTTTCTCTATAACGCCGTTTTTATTGAGATCAGCCTTTGCAAATTCAGTCATTTTAAGGTCCTCGCATATGTCAGCGCAACTCGTTTATCACGGGTTATTATAACAACTTTCCAGTTTTTGTCATATATTATGTATTTTCCACGCCGCTCCATTAGTATCACCGCTCTATTTTAATACACACAACCTTGGAGTTCTGGTTTGTGACTAAAACTTTTGCTTCTTTTTGAGACACTTTACAGGCTTCTTCACTTGAATAACTACCTACATGGTAGTGATCAAAATTACCGCTTATTACCTGCAACCAAAGTAATACCCACATTACCACCTACCTTGCTTACTTCCCCAAAAATAAAAAAGACCACATAATAAAACGGCCCCTATACCAAATATTACAAAACCTATTGCAAAATTTATTAACGCATCTACTTGCTCTTGCTTACGATAAAGCTCATCTTTTCTTTGTTTACGCATCCTTGCCTCAATAGCTAAAACTTCTTTCCAGGCGCTCGGTCCATAGTTCCAGGATATGTGGTCTTTTATCTCCGCCCGCATTTGCTCCATCTTTTTCTTCTGCGCAAATATCTCCAGAGCAGTCTCTTCGTCAGACCCCTTGAACGTCTTCTTCCAGAACGGAGGATTCTTCTCCCGCTCTTCCAAGTTTGTGAAATCACTGAACGCCTTGCCCCAATTGGCAAGCTGTCCCGTCATGTCTTGTAAATCCTTACCCGCCCCTATAGCTGCTTTAAGAGCCTTAAAGCTACCTGTCGCTAGGGCGACACATGAAATTGGGTCCATATGGGCTAGACACCCATATGTGTCGTGCCCTTAATAGCTGCGCCAGTGCCGCGAGTTTTTACCTTTTTATAGGTGTCACCCGCCATCGGAGGTGTTTTAGGCTTTCCGACTGTCTCAGGCTTGGGAGCTTTTGTAGGCGTGTTTACTACAATTTTTACCTTGGACATTTTACTTTCCTCTTTGTTTAAGTAGTTCTCTTTGCATTGCACTATCAATTCGAGCCGCGGTCTGAGCCTCTTGGCTCGCCAACCGCTTATCAAACTGCTCTCCACGCATCTGCTGATTCTGCGCGTCAAGCTGCAATTTCTGTTGGTCCAGTTGAGCATCTGATTGCTCTGACTGTGCCCGTATCTGTAACTCCTGCTCTTTCAACTTTACAAGCGGATCCGGCTGATTTGCACCAGATACTTGCGCCGATAGCTGTTTTGCCTGCTGCATACCCTCTGCCACAAACTGTGCAACTAATGCCTCAAACTGCAACTCCTGCTGATCTGCATCCATAGGACCCATTTGGGACATTTGTGCCATAGCCTGTTCCTGTGCCGCTATCTTCACATGCTCCATAACGTGCTTCTGCATACCCAAAGCAACAGGCGGCATCTGAGCAACCATAGGACTCGCACCAAAAACCAAATGAGACATAATATGAGCCTGATGATTCTGACCCTGAAACGCAAACAACTTCATGTTGTCCAATGCGTTGATGTTCTCTTGTGCGGGGTCCGTGGGCAACGGCTCCTCGTCCGGCATCGATTTCAATATCCTGTCGGTATCTGTAACACCCAACGCCTCATACATATCCCTGAACACTTCGTGCATGTTATGCATCTCCGGCGCTTGAGCCGCTAATTGTAACTTAGTCTGAGCTAACGCAATCCGCTGCGCCTGACTAAATACATTCGGATTAGAAACAGGTACAACATCCACACGGTCATCAAAGTCACTCGCCATAACCGCCTGATCACTGCCCGCGATACTATACGGATATTCCTGCGGTAAACTCTCCGACATAACCCGCGCAAGTATCTTGAACTCCTGCCGCATCGCATAGTGCAAGCGTTTGTGTACAGCACTCATAACCCGCGAACCCTGCTCCAACATTGCTATCGTCGTGCCAACAGCAGCTTGCTGATTACCGTCGCCAACCTTCATATCTGTAATGGTCGCGAACCGCTGACCCGCCTGAACAACAAAACCTAACAGGTTAAACAGAGTCTGGTCGGGACCCTTAAACGGCAACGGCATGAGACTATCCCGAATAGCCCCACCTGGAGCGTCCACGTCACGGAACTCCCCAGGCTGAAGAGGATCGTCATCATCTCTGATACGAAGTCCGCGAGCTTTGAAACCCGCAGGGAGGTTTGACAACGTACCCGCATCGATCAACTGCCTCAGTGCCGCCGTGGCTGACCTCGAAAGGCCGCCAATCGTGTGAATCAAACCCAATCCATAAAAACCAAAACCCGGCAAAAACTTGTAATGCACAAAGTAGTTAATCTTCATACGCATTGCGTCTTCTTCACGATAATTCCGCCGAATAGACAATATCTGCCCGTTATCCTGCGAAATCGTCACCACATATGGCAATTTAATGCCCGTCGGTTCGCCATCTTCCCCTACATCCTCAAACCCCTCAAGGTCCAGATCAACGTGGCATTCCAACAAAGTACAGTCATAATCTATCTGCGACGGCTCAAAACCCCCGATTCTGTTCACTTCTTCCGTCACATCGTCCATCTCCTGCTGTGCAGGAATAACAGGGATATCCAGATAAAAACCACCGACCTGCATCTTGCGCAAATCGTTCAAATCCATCTTTACAACCTGTGTTACATTCGGACATGTCTCCAAATCTGAGGTCTCGTAAGGAACCACAAGGTTCTCCGCAGGCACAAACTTAGATACAATTCGACCCATGTTCTCATCGTAATACACCTTCTTGAACGTGCTACCCGCCAAAGGCAGATAAAACAGCATCTGATCCATGTCCGGCGTGTAATCCTCCATGACATTGGTCAAATAGTAATTCATAAACTGCTTTACGCGCTCGGCCTGATCGATCTTCTTGCGGTCCTCCTTACCCATAACAACAGTTCTAACAGGACCCGAAGGTGGCAATAATTCGTTAAACGCCTGCGCCTGAAACTGCGTCGCCGCCTCCGCCAACAACGGATGAGTCACACCAGAGGCTCCACGAAACGGTTGCGTCCTGTCCTCGTAACTAAAACCAAGAAGCTCTAATCCATTCGAATACGTGTCTTCCCAATCCTGCCGAGACGCTTTGTTACTCTCAAACTCACTGACCAAATCACCAGAGATCCTAGATAACTCACTATCAGACAAAATCTCCGCTAAGTTGTCGCTAAAACCAACGTCCCCCATGCTCTCCGCACCGGGATCAAAATCTACAACAACGTCCCCGCTTTCCTCTTCAATAATTTCTACCTCGTCCCCAAGGTCCGTGAGCAACGGTTCCTGCCCAGAGTCTGGTATCTCAAGCTCAACCTCCGCTCTTAAATCGTCCTCTTCCATCTGAGAAGGGACCCCAGAATCCATTAATCCCGCAATTGGTTCTCTAGCCATGAATTACTCCAATCAATAATATGCTCGTATCCTAGCAGATTCTTCACCGTCTTGCCAATCATCTGTTGGCAATTGTACAAAATTTCCTTGCCTATACCTCATTAACGCCTGTGTCATGCTATCCACAAGGTCGTCATGCTCCCCATTCGGAAACGCAGCGACCTCCTCAATCAACTCCTCCGCAAACGTCGTGTCAGGTGCCCACACCATCCCCGCCTCAAACAAAGGACTCACACTGTGTACCCTCGTTACCTTATCATTACCACGGCTCGGTGTAAAATTCACTACAGGAATCCCCATATTTCGTAATTCGTGCGTCAAAGGCAACCCACTCGCCTTCGCCTCCACAATTACCGTGTCGGGGTCCCAAAATTGATATTCCTCCAACGCAATCGATTTCAACTCAGGGAACTCCCACCGACCCTTCTTTGAATCCAACAATATCAAATTAGGACCACTCCCACCCTCATTGGGATAAAATACACCCCACGTGGTTATCGCACTGTAGTCCGCCGTCTCCCTCTTACTAAACGCCGTATCGTAACTCTGTATCACATACTCTAACTGTGGAACCTCCTTCTTTTCCCACATGTTCCACCACTCGCGCTTGATAATCGCATTCTCTTCACCCGTCGGCTTCTGCTGATATTGCGCATTCCATTTGCTCGGAGGTATAGATGCGCGGACCGCGGTCAAATCCTCAAGACTCCAGAACTCAGGCCAACACGGCTCACCATCATCAAATATAGCAGGTAACTCCACAACCTCCCACTGATCCGCTAAATCATCCTTCGCCATCGCCCGTAACAACTGACCCGTCATGTCCTTCTCCGACCAACGAGTCTGTACCAAAACAATACTGCCCCCAGGCTGTAACCTCTGTCGGGGACCCCCAGTATACCAATCCCACGCATCGTCAAATCCACTGTTGCTCATCGCCGTCTGCTCCGAATGTGGATCGTCAATAATTACCAAATCACCACCACGTCCCGCTAAGTTCGATCCCACACCAACAGCATAATACATCCCGCCACGGCTCGTGTCCCACCGACCAGAAGCCTTAGAGTCCGCCGCCAACTTTACCTCCGGGAAAACAGTCTTGAACTCGTCACTGTCAATCAGGTTCTTTGTCTTCCGTCCAAAGTTCACAGCAAGCTCCGTCGTGTGCGTCGCCTGGATGATTTTCATACTAGGATTCTTGCCCATCATCCACGCAGGAAACAAGAAAGATGCAAACTCAGACTTCGTGTGCCGCGGAGCCATATTGATGATCAATCTCTTGAGTTCACCCCTCGCAACACGCTCTAGTTTTTCAGCTATAATCCGATGATGGCGTCCAGAAATAAAATCCGGCCACATTGTTCCAACAAAATCTAAAAAATTTTCACGACAAGATTCCTGCTTTTCAAGCTGCGCGAGCCTTAATTGAAGCTTCAAATGCCTGTCTTCTACTGAATTTGTCTGAACACTCATGCCGGGGGACCCTAAACGATTATATGCGATATATATCATATAGTTACATCTCATTCAATTTTGCAAACAAATATTTGTGAGAAACATGGCTCATGCTCTCGTGCCACAAGTCCGTGCGTCGCGGAAATTTGCGCGGAACTCTTTGATTTTGATGCATAAAAATTGACCCGATAGTGTAAGGATCCTAGGAAAAAATAACGGCGCTCGATGCAGCAAACGCGGACATTGACCAGGCGAATTGATGCGCTGGGAATTTCCCGCGGATCTCGAACCGTCGACCCAGTGCCGCGGTTCGCGGGTCGCGGTACGTTTGGCGGGGACGGCGGGCGGCGGGTCGCGGCAAGTATTAAACGCAAATAAAAAGCCCGCCAACGGCGGGCTAATCGGTTTTAAATGTGGATTGGTTTATTCGTCGTTATCGTCGTTAACGTACTTGCACGCCAAATTCCACGCCATGCAAGCGGCGGTCATAATGTGCAACCGTTCATGTATATTAGTGTGCAAGTTAATCCATTTTGTTAATTCGTCCCAATCTTCGGGAGTATTAAACATTGCAGCGGGTTTAAGGTTAAATTTTGTATCTTTCATTTTTAATGCTCCACAATTGCGATTGATTTTGCGCGGCTTGAACCTTTACAAAGCTTGCACGCGGTACACTGTACACGCCGCCCCGCTTCCTTAGACGCGGGACAAAGTATTTCATTTGTTTTATCGATATCGAAAACGTTTTCTATAACGCGGAACGTGCGGCGTTTGTTTTTCCAATGCTCAACAGCTTCCAGAATACTATCCGCGCTTTGCATCGCTATATCTGGACGCCATGGTTTTTGATGCGTGTACGCCGTCCACGTCTCACACTCGGAAAGCAATTGATCCCAAATATGAGAGGGAACGGCGGCGGGGTCGCCGTATGTACCGACGCGGACAAAACGACCACGCCCAATTGTTGCCGCGTTGCCTACTTGATAGACGCCGCGCTTGTATGCTTTCCAAACAATTAAAACGCCTTGTCCTAAATTGACATAGCATTTACGGTTTTTCGCTTGTTTTCTATCGGGGTCGTTTGTTACTTCCCCGCGCATTGGACAATTGCCGCAGATAGAATAGTCAGCGCCAGTCTTGCTTGCTTCCAATGGGTTTTTGTCTTCGTCGCACAAAATATAAGTTTGCACGACGTGACCAGTTTTTTTATTACGATTAGAATATGTCGCAATAACCACAATAGGCTTTTGATCAATTAAACTTGCGCCTTTATATATAATAGCTGATTTCATTTTTACCCCATAAAAAAAACGGGCGGAATTACCCGCCCGCCCATAATGCGATAATATGCGATAATATGCAAGCTTTACTGGTCGATGATATTAGACCACTCTTCAAGATCAGTTTTAATATCGTCAATTTTGGCTTCGATAATCTTAACTAGCCTTTTTGCGTTTTGACGCCTTACAAAGTCTAAACACGCCTCTATAGCTTGCTCATGCGTTTTGGCGTCGGCTTCAATAATAATTTCGATAATTTCGTGATCGTCTAAAAGATCCGCCAATATATCCCAACCGTCGGAAAAATAATTTTTTGAAGCATAACGGCGAACCGCATTGCGCAAATCTATTAAATTAGTATCAACACTTTTAATTTTCATCTTTAACGAACCCCGCCATATCACAATCGAGCGAATAAATTTGCCCGAGCCAATCTTGAATACTTTCCAATAAATCAGAGTGGTGTTGATCGTCTAATTCGTCAATAATGCTGTTGCCCAGATAAGTATTGATATCGTAAGCAAGGTTCTCAAGTTTAGCGCGGGCATCGTCCAACACCTTATATGATTTTAATAGCTGATCGCTAATGTCTTTAGCTTGATTATCCATCAATCAATCCAACTCTATTTTAACTGTTAATCTGTCGTTGTGGATTAATTCCGTTAATTCGGTCGCGACCATTTCACCAATATCCACTTCGTTATCAATATCGTCTATACGACTTTCCAACTCGTAAATCTTTTCTTCAAGATCATCTTTGAAATTGGTTACATGATCGTCGAGAATTCTTTCAATCATCGGCTCAAGAAACGACGCGATTTTATTTTCTAAAGCTTCGCGCTTTTCAATTTCAATTTTTAAACGCTCTTCGAAATGGTCGCGGTTTTGTTGAACCCGCGCAAATGCCTTTTTAAAGGTGGCACTTTCAAAATTAACATTCTCAGTATTAGTGTTTAAATCTTCCATAATTTACCTCATAAAAAAAAGCGGGCAGTGTTACCCGCCCGCCCATAATGCGATAATATGCGATATTGTGCAAGTTTATTTATTCAAGCCAATAATTGGTAATATTGACCCTCGCACCATTCATTCCAACCATCCCGCCAATCGCTCAAATTATATGGCGTGTATTCGTCGGAATGGTCGCGATTAATTTCGCATAAAATTTCGTACAGCGACCATTGTTTTATTTTGCCAGTTTCAAGATCTCGAATAAAATACTTTTCCATTTATTCTATCCAATCATCGGCATATTCGGACAACTCTTGATTAACAAATGCCCGCAATGCGGCGTCTTCGTCATAAACCTCATTTGTACACTTCGAAGGCGGCGTAAAAATATTGAACGCGCCGCAACCGTATTTTGCAAATAGCGCCGTTGCTTCCTTAAACGTTCTTTTCTTTTCGGTGTCAGGATCTCGCAAATCGTGCAATTCGTAAATATCCCAAGGTTCGCCGCAATGGTTACAATAAATATCTGGCATCAGTCGAACCTCGCAAATTTTACAGTGTCTGGCTTGCCGACAATACGCAACGCAACCATTCCATATTCGTATTGCAAAACTTCCAAAAATTTATAGGTAAACTTCCCAATCGGATATAAATCGGGTTCGCCGTCTTCGCCAAATATAATACCAAAATCGGACGGTTTCGTTGTCATAACGGATGACCCGAACCCGCCATATCCATAATTATCATCCATACCTAAAGCAACTTTATTTAATGCGATCATTTTTAAATCGTTCTCGACGTGTTTATTTTCGTCGGCTTTGGTTATATCGGGTTCATTTGCTGTAACAGCCGCCGCGAAAAAATCAGGAATAAGCCCGCACCATTCATTTAATTGATCGGGCGTAAAATTGCCGTATTCGTCGCATTTAAGCGGGTTTAAAACTTTATCTAAAACGTAGTCGCTTACGCGTATTTCAAAAATATTTTCCATTTTTTCCTCATAAAAAAACCGTACCAAAATTAGTACGGTTTTAGTTATCTGATATTATCGCATACATTGCAAGCTTTATTTTTTTCCGGGTTTTGGTTTGGGTTTTTGAATGGCAACAACGCCGTTGCCAATATAAACACCAGTTTTCCAATCGGGTTTAATTTGGGGTGTTTTTGTCATTATTCCTCTTCCTCTTCTGTTATAGGGAAAGACACCGCAACAAAATCGTACTCATCTGCGGTCGTTTCCCACTTGTGGGTTGGACAGGAATTTAACCATTCAAAAAATTCTTCGCGTGTCATGTTTTTACCTCACTTATGTCCGTGTCTTGCACAAGAGTTTCACGGTGTACTATTTTTTGCTCGTCCACATATGGATAATCAGCTTCGGTATCATCCAATATTTCTTTAGCTTTTTCTTTTGCTTGTTCGGGGCTGTCTGCGTAAATAGTTAAAACAGCGCCCTCTTGGTAGTGAACCCCTACTCTATACTTTTTCATTATTCACCTCATAAAAAAAAACGGAATAGTTTCCCTACTCCCGTATAATCCCATATATCTTATAATGCAAGTTTTATTTTTTGCGGCGTCGCGTTCTTTTATTAGTATGCTTTTTTAATTCAGCGTAATCTTCGCCGTATAATAACCGCCCGATAATCTCAAATAAAAACATTTTTTATTTCCATTTCACAATGACCATCAATCGCATGGTCTAGTTGACGTTGTAATTCTGATTGAACAAGAGAAAATGCATCTAATAGCTTTGCATGAAAAGCATCTTTTTCAGGACTAGGCCATCCCTTACAATTAACATGATCGTCAATAATTTCTAATTTAGTGGCATCTAATACAGCCATAGCTTTTTTAATATCAAGTATCATCAAAACCCCGCAAAATTCTGATTCAGAAAATCCCGCAATTCTGACATTTTTTCAAATATCATTTTCCCGTGCGGTTGCGGTAATATTATATGGTATCGTCGATAGTTTGCCCCGCGTCGCTCAACACGAATATCAATCACGTCGCCATTCGGCATTGTCCATTGCCAATCTGGCGGCAATCCAATCTTTTTTATTTGTCTAAGTTTAATCATTTTCTATCTCCCAAGAAGGGTCATTCCAGTATTCTTCCCAAGATATCTCTCCTGACGTAAACCAATCTTTTTTAGATATTTCTTTATCTTGTTTGCGGTCACGCCAGTAATTAAAAAAACATTGCCAATCTGGTGGCGATCCAATCTTTTTTATTTGTCTAAGTTTTATCATAAAAAAACCTCACTTTCTATCTGTATAAGACAGTATGCGATTATATCGGAGAAATCAAGTTAAAAACGCTGTCCCACGCAAATTTCTTTTCACAAGCAAAAACAGCTTCAGTTTTAAGACCGTTGCTTTTAAGTTCTATCGCCTGTTTCGCATGATACAAAAACAAAAACGGCGCACTCTCGGGTTTCGATTGTTTTTTTACCAGAATCCACGAACTGGAGTTTTTATGCCTTGTCAGCCAAGCCACCTGATGCGGGCTTAGATTTACGGCATTACCCTTACAAAACTTTAACTCAACAAAATGGAACAAACCCAACTCATCGCACATCAATAAATCAGGTATGCCTTGACCCGCCCAGTTTTCAATTCTGGTTAGACTTAGCTTCCTGTTCCTCGACTTCTTCGCTGCCGTCTTCAACTGTTGATAAAAGCCCGCTTCGGTCTTCATCTTGATCGGGAGTGATATCGATTGCATTGCCATAGGTATCTTTCAAATCTTGAAGTGCTTTCAAAACATCTTCCTTGCTCATGCTGTCTATGCTGCCATGACGTATTTCTGACTTCGAAACATATATATCACCTTGTGCCATGCCTCGACGGTATTCCGCTTGAACAGCCGCAGAGTATGCGCCGTTTTCTAATGCCACATCTCTAATCTTTTGAAGATCTCTAACGTGCCTTTGATAGGTTACACCAAACTTTGCATCAAGTTCATCTCGATATTCTCGGATCGCTTTACAAACATGAGGGCTAATGTACGGGTTGGTCATTTGACTGGCTCGAACAGGCGCAGACTTTTTAGAATAGCCCGCCCGCTCCGCAGCTTCCATACCGGTAATCGTCCCATCGTTGGCAACCAGTTCTTTAACAAAGATTTCTTGCATCCTTGTCAGAGGAGAATTTTCATTCACCCGCTTACGACCTCGATGCTCGTCAGGATTTTGTTTATTATACTTTTTGGCAGTTGGCTTTTTCTTTTGCCTGATTACCAAGCCTCTTGGTATTACTGGTTCTTGTTTTGACATATCCCTAACCAAAACTATTTCGCTATAATTTTCTTATAAACGTAACTTTTATATATATACCAGAAAAAAATAAAAAAAATAAAAACAAATTTTGGCTCTTATAACGCAAATCTTGATTTAAGCTGTCAAGGGGTACACCACTTCTTGTCATGGTGTAACCACTTATGTAACCGCATATCTACTATATAAAATAGGGGTCTGAGAGCCAAAGTTACACGGTTACACGGGTTACGCCTATTTTTTACAAAAAAAATTTTTTTTTAATTTCTCCCCTATATATATAAAAACGTAACTTTAATAAGAAAAACCCCGCGGACCGTGGCCCGCGAGGCGTGGTTTTATTTTAATCCTTCATAATCCGTATGTGGATTAATGAGATCCTCATAAAAATGTAAGACACCTTTAAGAGCCATCATTCGTTGAGGTTCTTGAGCGCAACCTAAGTTGCGCTCTTCGAGTAGTTTGATTGTTTCTTCCAAAACATCTTTCGATGCTTCGAAAGCCTCAATATCAACTGGTACGTTTATCCAATGATTTACTTTATACATTTTTCTGTTCCTTATGATACATGCCCAAGTAATGAGCATCGACGCCCACGGGTCTTCCATAGTGAATTTCATATGAAGTTCGTGCATGTCGGGGAACAAAGTAGATAGCAAAAGAATGATCTTGATTTGCAAACCACTTAAAAACTTTGTTGAAATTAACATCTGTTTTCCATTCGTACAGATTACTTCCTAAGAAATGATATTCTATTTCTTCTGGATTTTTTTTGTCAAATTCATCAACGTCATAAGATGGTTCAAAAGTAATTTTAGCCATTTTTAATATCCTCATTAAAATTTAACTGACATGATCGGGCGGTTGCCCTAGTCGGGTTCGAGGATTAACGATGTCAAATAGCGTGAGTCCAAAAAAGCGAATCACCTTTTGGCTCACTTTAAGTATAGGATAGTATGCGATAATGTCAATAGTTACGTTACGTCACTTGCTAAACTGTTGCATAAATGCAACACACATATTCAAGTATTCATATATTTACATATCTATATATTCAGATGTGTTTATGTTAAAAGTTCGGGTCGTAAAGTTCGCCTTTATCGAGTTTTTCTCTAAGTTCCGCGAGCCGCGAACTAATGGACGCGAGCCGTGGATCGTCGACACCGAAATCCCAGATAATATCGTCGTATGATTTCTCTAATTTCTTCATTTCTGCGGTAACGTCTGTAAGGCGCGGATCGTCGTTCATATTTGTATTCCATTGGTTCGTAACTTTCTGACAAATTCTTTTAGTTCGTTGCGGGCTTGGTACAGTTCTCGCTCTATGTTGGGTCGAGCGTCGTATCGATAGCGTTCTGTTTCGAGGTTATCGACTTGTTGTTTAAGAAACCTGTACTCGAACTTTTGGGCGGGGCTAAGTGCTTCATTCCCCATCTGGGCGCAACTTTGGTTTGACATCAGGTTCTTTTACACCCGACTGAAACGGTGTTCTTTTGCAGTACATCATAATCTCCTTGCCATATGTGTCGGCAAGAATATCGTACAAATTATCAAGAACTCCATCTCCAAAAGCATCGTAACAAGCTTTCTCACTTGGAAATATAACCGATGTCGACACGTCCTGATCTTCAACAACGTACTCGATAATTAAAAGTGTGTAGAATAGTTTAAACATCAATCATCTCCCTTATACCTGATCCTTGTATTCACACCTAAATTGTAGATGCATTCTTTTTTAAATTCTTGCAAAGCTTTGTGCATATACTTCATGTCTGAGATCTCTGGGTTTTCGGGATCATGTAATTTAATGATACTTTCCAACCGATCCACAACGTAATGCATACATACTCTATCGTCCATTTTTACCTCCACTTGCTTCTTCTTCTAAATACTTTGCTTCCATGCCCGCGTTGTTGAGTTCTTGCGCGAGTAACGTCATTAGATCAAAGTTATCGTGTGTAATAACGATCTGATCCGCGGGCAGCGAACACTGGACTTTGAACTCACCATCAACAAATATGACTTGGATGGAGTTGATGGCGTCTTTTATATCTTCCACCGTTGCGACCACACGTTTAGTCATCACGCCTCCTTTTCCATGCGTTCTTCGCACCATCGACAGTAGTTCTCACTTTCATCCCAACGCAGAACACGCCCACAACCAACACAATATTTTTGAACACGTCCACAACCAACACATTTGTATAGTGGTTCTTCATCCTCCAGTTCTCCAGTGCCACCGCACTCTTCACAAGGCACTTGTGTAACATCGATAACCCCTGTGTCTCTGTCAAAGTTCTGTGGACGAGGTACTTCCAATTCGATAATGCCTTCACCGTCACAGTCAGGACATTTTTTTACATTCGATGCCAGTTTATAGAATACCTTGTCAAAGATATCGCTCAACATAATTTGTATCGGATCAACTTTATGCATCATGTGTCCTCCCTGACCATGCGTATTGCGGTTACCATAGAGTAAACTTGCTTGGTTACATCTTTATCGTTCCAAGTTATTTCCATGTCCGTGTGACCAAAGTCTTGATCGTAATCGATCATTTCTAAAACTGCTGCTTCAAGAGATGAAGCTTCGATGAGGAACGGCTCAAGGCCGTTCTCCGTTTCAAACCAACCGTCCATCTCAGGCATTATGTGCGATCCTTTCGGTAATATTGATTGCGTTTTGGAAGCGGAAGTAACTGATTATATTTAAAAACATAACCTTCCTCAACTTCTTCCCACTCATACCAACCTTCATGTTCGGATATGCCAAGTTTAAATGCTTCAAGTTCTGCTTTAGTTTTGAATTTATAGGTTTTAGCTTTTTGACCATCTTCGGGGGTTTCACCCCATAGGATTGAAATTTTAGGCATCTTCCTCCTCCTCGATAACTTCTACGTCTTGTCCCCACGTCCATGATCCGCTTTCAGTATCGGTAAACTCGCCACCGTCTACATTGTCTTTAATCCAGAGCCAGTAATCTTCTGGCTCTACGTCGTCGGGTACATCGCCCTCCCACTCAAGATCAACTTCCATGATTGCGTATGATCTTACTCTAGGCATCTTCAATCTCCTCTATCCAAGGATCGGTCCGATCATTCCAGACGCCAAACAAACCTTCGTTTGCCATATCCCACATCTGGTCAAAAGCATCACTCTCATTTTTTGCTTCGATCACCATATCGTCAGCTTTTCTTCTTGCTGTTCTGTGAATAATAAACTTAGGCATTTTCTTCTTCCTCCTCGTCCAACTCTCCCATAGGCTCCCAACTTTCGTCTTCACCGTTAACGTATCGACCTTCGAACATGCCACCTTCGTCTTGGTAGTCAGCATCAACAGAGATACCCAAATCAACCAATGCATTCCAAACCGGAATGGGTGGTCCCCAAGCTGTCCAACAATGAAAGCCAAACTCTGCCTCGCAATCATCTTCATAAGGATCGCCAAGATCTGTAAGGTTTTCTTCTGTAAACTGCACGTCACAGACCTCCCACTTTGTGCCCCAATTCTCGCTGCGCCAATCGTACCAAGCGGGCACTGAAGTTTTTGCCTTAAAAGGATCGATCACTTTTCTGACCCTTGGTTTGACAAACATCTCAAACGGCATTGGTTTAATAAGCTGACAGAACATAGGATCTGTCTGTTTAAGATGGTCATAAATTTCTTTGATTAGGTTCCGTGGTCCGCGAAGGTGGACTTGTTGGTCACAATGGTTGGGCATAATTTTCTCCTCATAAGTTGCCGTTTTTGTTATCTAGCAATTGTATGGGAGTATGTCAACCCCTAGTCAATAAAATTGTTAATGAACTTCATCACTGGGACCGTCTTTAAATATTTCTTCGCCTATTTCCATGCGGATCGCGGCGTGACCCATTGCACCCGCAATTGTACCGAGAACCGTCTGCGGATCTTGGCTGCCAAGCATTAATCTATAGAGAACCGCGGTCAAAGCACCGCTTATCACTGCACCGGAAGAAAAATCTTTGTGAGCTAAATCCTTCAGCATCTCTTCGGTCAGTTGATAACTTAGGTTATAATCTTCTTGGTGTTCGGATTTCATAAGGTAATTATACTTTACTGTTAGAAAAACAAAAAGCCCCAAACAAAGGCTTGGGGCTTAATGCAATTTTTATGAGGTGTCTCACACATAAGCGATTGTATGGGACAAGTCAAGCGGTTTCACGATGTTTTTTGTAAATTTCAAACATTAAGCGTAATTGACCGCTAATTGTACGCCCTTCTGCCTTTGAAATTATTTTGATCTCACGATAAATCTCTATCGGAACCAAAACACTCTTCCATTTTTCTGTATCCATAGCACTTCCCCTCTTATTATGTAGGAACATATAAGATGTTATGGGAAATTGCAAGAAAAAAGCCGCGGTTAATGGAGCTAACCGCGGCAGTTGGGAGACAGAAGCTTGTCAAAGCCTATCGAGCAGACCCCCAACTTGGACCTATCTCCACGTCACACAAGTTGGGTACACTTAATGGTAGCGCATTTTCCATGATCTTGGCAATATTTTTAGCATCTGCGACAGTTTTAACCGACATAGCTATCTCATCGTGTATCTGAATAAGGGGCAGATGCCCGCTTTCGTACAGATCTACCATGGCTTTTTTAGTCATATCTGCGGCTGATGCTTGAATCAGGCGGTTCAAAGCTTTGTATGTGTAAGCCCGCTTTAACCTGACGGTATCCCCATATGTTTTGACGGCATCTTCAAACGGCAGAGCTTTGTTCATTGCAAAACCATCTGGCTCCCAGAGCGGAAAGCGGCACTTGCGTCCAAGTAAAGAGCGCAACTCACCCTTGCTGTCCTTCTCGTTCAGCCTGTTCATCACGCCGTTCATCAAACCCTTAACAAACGGAACACGCGAATGATACTGTTTGATTATGTCTCGGGCTTCATCTGCTTCGATCCCAAGCTGATCCGCCAGTTTATTGACGCCCATGCCGTACATCATGCCGAGGTTTATGGTCTTCGCCTGTTTACGCGGGATCTGTGCCATTTCTGCAACCATCGTATGGAAGTCAGTCTTTGGATCTGAGTTATACATGTCTACAAACTCTTCGGCTCCGCGGAGCGGGCTATTTCTATTCTGACCAAATACATGTGCGTAATGCACCAAGATCCGTGGTTCCTGTTGCGAGAAATCTATTGCAGCCCACTGATCCCCTTCTTCGGGCAAAAACAAACCGCGTATCATCGGACCCAATTCTGGGTCACGAGCGGGAATCTGTTGTAGGTTGGGGTTGTTCATTGAGATTCGACCCGAAACCGTACCGCCATCGTCAGATCTAATTTGGTTAATGTGCGAGTGTATTCGACCATCGGAGCGACAATGCTTCAAAATTGTATTTATAAACGTGCCAGAAGTCTTGTTGAGATTACGAGCTTCTACAATCAGCTTTGGTAATTCGTGCTCGTGGTCCGATAAATACGACTTGGTAAACGACGGAGCATCTTTTTCTGTGCGTGGATAACTTAATTCTAGCTTTTCAAAAGCCTTTGCTATAGACTGCGCCGCCCAGATCTCGACATTCATGCCCGTCAGTTTCTTGATTGACTGCAAAACACCCTTCTCACGTTTGAGTAATTCGTCCCGCAGCCGCTCTGCTTTGTCCAGATCTACACGAACACCACGCCAAGTCATGTCGATCAGGCATGGCAGTAGTCGGGTCTCTAAGTCCACGATATCTGACACGCCCTCCGATATGATCTTACTCTGGAAGTAGTTGAACAACTCAAGCGTAATCTCTGCGTCTGCCTCTGCATAGGGACCGACAAACATGGCGGGCATCTTGTACATCTCTGACTTCGGGTCCAGACCAAATGCTTGCGCTGCTTCGTTCAGAAGTTTTTCTGATTTAGTCTTGTCTAGATAATCAAAGGCTAGAGCGTTTAGGCTATAACTGAACCTGTTCTCATCAAGCAGCGATCCGATCAGCATCGTATCAAACATCTTGCCCTTGAGGTCAAATCCCATACGCCTAATCCACCCCGCATCGTATTGTGCGTTGTGCATGATTTTATCAGCGGGACACTCGAATACTTTCTTAAGCCAACGGTTGACTATTTTCTCGTCAAGATTGCCGCCACCGTTATGTCGAATTGGTATGTAGCCAGACCATGTATCGGTTGCAATTGCATAGCCTACAACCTCCCCATCTCCAGTTGCCCATCCTGGTCCGTTTGACTTAATATTTGGGTCTTTTGTCTCCACATCTACAGCAATCCGTTTAGCCTCAGTGAGGTCTGGCAAGTCATGCGGAGGAACCCATTCGCTTTTGGGGGCGAACATGTGCATTTGTAGGGGCATTACTTTTCTCCGCCAAGGGCAGCATATCCACAGATATCAACCCAACCGTCCATGTGATTGGACTTCATCAGTCGAGCGCACTTCATCAGGATCATACAGACGGCAACCTGTTCTGCATTGATCTCAGTTTTGAGAAAGACCGACCAGAGATCGGCTATGTCTTGGAAGTTTTCTTTAGCGTCGCCGTAGTCTACCGCTCGGTCGCCGTTAATTAGCGTTTCTGCTTGCCTCAATATTTCATCACGTTTCATTATCTTTGTCCTTTGGATAGTAGACGAGGTAAAAAGACCCGCAGTTTGGACACGACATGTTTGTTTCAAATAAATATTCTTCGGACATATAACCATCCTCTTCAAGATCGTGATCGCCGCCCCATATTACTTCTTCTTGACAGTGCCAACATTTCATAAGTCATAACTCCTGTGTGTATCTTCGGGTTCTACGACATACAAGTTTTTACGAGTGCGGGTTACGCCCACATAAAAAACTCTGTGCATATCGTCTGGGTTCATCTGCATGGCCTCATCAGCCGCTGTAGATAAATCTGTAAAAAGCACGACATTGTCAGCTTCACCTCCCTTTGATCCGTGGATCGTGGACACTGTGATACGGGGGATGCCGTTGAACTTCTCTCCGCGTCGCAGCAAAGCTGTAATGTATGCTCTATCTTTATCGGGTATCTTATCCATTGCTTCGGACCAGATCATTTCTTCCACAATTGCCAAGCCGTGGTGTATTTGTAACTCGGCTAGGTTTACCATGTCGGTATCTTCAAGCGCGGGAAGTTTCTTATAGCCACGAGTAATACGCTTACCGACGGACATAAACGTGTAGATGTTTCGTGCCGTCTTACCAGAAACAGACTTGCCCTTCTGCAAATCGGTCCACCCGTTGACGGCGTCGCTTATCTTTTCGCCAATGGACCGTGAGCCGCGGTAGGTAAACAAATACCCGTTTGAGCGTAGATCGGCAGACACGGGCTGAAGTTGGTATCCCGCTTGCGCCAGTACAAGCCAACTGTCCCTCGACATATCTAGCTCGTTCAGATCAGTAATGCGTAAATACCCGCCGCTCTCTTCACGAGGCTCATACTTTTTGGGGTATCGGTTTTTGATACGACCTGAGATGCGCTGCGCTATATTGTGGACGGTAGATGGTATGCGGTAGGACTTAGACAGTGTCTCGGACGGACCGTCTAGATGAATAAAATGCTCAACATCAGCCCCCGCCCAACGGTAAATGGCTTGGTCATCATCCCCCGCGCAGTACATGCGGTTGGTCTTTTGCTCTATCAGGTGGGCTATATCCCACTGTAGCGGAGACAAGTCTTGTGCCTCATCTAAAAAACAAAGCTCAAACGGAGGGCAGAAGCGGTGTCCGTCATCCACAAAGTTTTGCAGCATGTCCGTAAAATCATACAGACCTAGAGCGGTTTTGTATTCGTGTAGGCTCTTGGCAACAAAGTTGACGGTGTTCCAATCCTCTTGCAAAGAACTGTGGTTGTATTCTTCGCGGAGCGGCGTCTTTTTTATACGGGCTAAGTTGATCAGGCTGATGATCGGGTCGTGCTTGTTGAGCACATCAGATATATCATCGTCTATCGCCACGTTGCCTGACACGAGGTTGATGCCAATAGCCGTGCTAAGTTCGTTGTAATTCTCTGGCTGCATAATCTGTTCGGGTTTTATGTCAGACAGGGTCAATGCAAGACTGTGCAGTGTTCTGAAGTAGAACAGGTCTTGCTTTGGATCTAGTTTGAACCGTGCCGCCGCCCGTTCTTTGGCTTCCGTAGCTGCTTTGCGAGTAAACGCCAGAAACGCAATGCTCATAGGTGGAGTGCCCTCTTCAAGAGCTTTGTCCACCATATTAAGCAGAGTCGTGGTTTTGCCCGTGCCCGGTGGACCGAATATCCTGAACATTGTTCTTTTCCCTGTTATATATCTGTGACACGCGCTGCTTGGAGATGTTGAACCACCTACCAACCGCAGTTGCTGTCATATGCTGCTCGTCAATCATGCGGACAATCTCTTTGTTTCGCGTCCTTTTAAACTCGTCTATCAAAATGGTGCCTCGTTTCCAAACTTGGGTGGATCTATGTCCATGTCTCCGCTCTCATAAGATGGTATGTGCCATACTCTGACCGCTCTGCCCTTGATCTTAAGAACCGTGGACTCGCCGTTTATATCTCTTAGTCTTTGTGCTACCTTGTGCGACTTATATTCAAAGAACTTATTCTTACGCAAGAACGCCTCAAAGTCTTTCAGTCTAAAGTATGTAAGCTGCGTCTCGTCATCTGTCCAAGGCTTGCGTAACAGGATCTCTTCTTTGTCTTGTGCGTTCTGCAAGTAAGAACAGAACTCTTCAAGGTAATCATAAAACTGACCGCTGATACTGGCATCTTGTGCTACCTCGACGATTGCGCTTTCGTTTTCTTTCATCTCAGACAGTAACGCTCCAATACGAGCCTCCCACTGTTGCTTGGCAACTGACCGCGGCATCATGTTGAGTTGTTCCATACATGCCTTTTGAAAAGCGGGTTGGCTCATCAAAGCCTCTGTATCCAGTTCAAGAGGCTCACCGTTTACGTCCAGAAACCAGACAGGCGGAGAAGAGTTGTATTTGCGTAAGTTTGCAATCGGTACACCCGCAACCGCCGCACCTATCCCAAATTTCATGGTGCGGCAGAGGTCCTTGTTGCAGTGTGCATTTATCGGCGCATCGCTACACTTATAGGCATAGTCTTTGCGCTGAACCTGTTTGGCTACGATATTCACTTCATTTAAAGGTAGCGGTGGTTCAAAATATTCCATGTTATATTTTAATATTTCGTTTTCCCAACTGTCTGGGAAAGCCTTGCGTAGAAATACACCGACGTTAAACAGACCGTTGTTGCGCCCGCCCTCTGATATTTTCATCTTTGCCAAGATCTTGAGACAAGGTGGTCCGCCGTCAAAGTCTGCAATATCCGCAGAGCTTTCGACTTGTATCTTTGTAATCTGTTCTGGCGTCTGCTTATGAGCCTCGTACAGTTCGATAAACTCTTCTAGGCTTGCAGAGGTCCCGTCATCCAAAAAGGCGTACCGTAGCCCCTCCTCTGCGTTGTAGTAGGGCAAGTTAAGAAAGTTTCCTACGTCCCCTCTATCTAGATGCAGCTTCACTTGCTTTGGGAAGATTTCACTGTCCCCATAGCCAAGTGCCGCAGAAATACTTTGTAGCGACTTCTGCATGTCTCTTGCCTCAACCCATTCGGATGCAAAGAGAAAGCAGTGTGCCCCACCTGACTTTGATCGACACACGACCAAAGGTAATTTCAAACGCCTGATCTTCTCAATCAGGAGCTTATGATCGAGCGGGTACTGGTCAACATCGACACAACCCCACTTACATTTGTTTTCAGCATTGATGGGAATGATGCCGACTGAACTGCCTTTACCAGACAGATGACCCTCCCAGAGTTTCTTGGTCCGTGGTTCGCGTACAATCGCGGCTTTTCCTGTATTTTTACCGTTGGACTGCTTCTTCTCTACTTTGTAAGTACCATATGCTTCTTGTAAGCCATCAAAGATGGCTGAGAACTTTTCTAATGACATGGTTTACCTCAAGATGTCATCTTGGGTTTTAAAATTTCTTCGATTAACTAAAGGATATTCCCAACGTATTTTTGCGGAGTCGGATTGTAGTGCATTTCTTTTACGTTTAGAAGTTGTCCAATCTAGTAAGTCTAACTGACCCTTCATTTGCCAGTTACCTGCTTTATATATAGTGCCGTGATGAACATCCATGTCTTGATAGCTTACTAATTTAATTAACTCTGGAAACTTTTCTTTAATTAGTTTTATCATTTTAGACAAAACAAAGGTTGCTGTGTTCTTTTCACAAAAGTTTGATAAGGCTAATCTTCTTAACTCTAATATCTTCTTACCATCTTTCATTCTGTTTTGAGCAACTGGAGAAGACCAAATACCTACCCCTATGATAGCCTCGTTATATGAAAACGAATAGCAAACATAGTGAGTGTTACGGACAACATTTGACCAATGTATTTGTGGTAGTCTGCTGTGCCATAGCTCATTTAACATACAAGCAACTTGTGCTCTAACTTCAGTAATCTTTATATCTTTTACATCAAAAGACATCGTATCTCTCCCATTTCTTTTCGCCCATTTTAAGGAGTCAACTTCAAAACGATAAGGTGGGCGACCCTGACATAGGAGAGCCAGAGCCGCCCTGTGAAACTAAAACGGTGCTTCTTTACTTTCAGTAGAAGCAGCACTCTCGTCCTGATGTTTCACGACCACGTCACCTTTGGTAATGCTCTCAAAAAACTCTTTCGAGCGTTTGTACAAGCCACCATCGGTCACGGCTCCTTCGCGGCTCATCTCCCAATTATGCCACGAACCCTTACTGTTCTCTTCTTGAACAGTTTTAAGATGATATACTTGGCTAAAGCGAGGCGGCGTAAACGGACCGTTTTTCCCTTGCATTTGTACCGAGGACATCATGCTATTCCACTTACGGCTTTTTTTAAGCGCAGTGGACTTCATCGCAATCAACGCAGTTTCAGCAGAACCATCTTCATTGATGATGACAACAAAGTGTTGATGCGTTTCTTCAATATAAGAACCATCGCCGTTTACAACGTAGTCCTTATTATCGTCCTCACTGCGTTTAACAGGGGGACACTCTTGCTGCGTTTCAAACATTGCTAGGGGCGCACCACTCCCTGATCCTCTTGGTGCCCACTGAATGAAACGCCTTTGGTAAGCACAAGGTATAACACGCACCCCATCCTTACCGCTATAAACCTGACCAGACACGGTATTGTAAAGATCACCGCGTCGTGCAGTGTCAAGTTCATCCAATAGCGGATCGAGACCAGACAAGATTTTGAGGAACGGCAGTGCCAGATCCTCTTGTGTTAAATCTCTAATCCCATCACCCGCATCCGCCTCAAACATAGACGGATCAAATTCAGCCATTTCTGACTTGTTTACTTTAGTTACAGCTTTACCCATTTTTTGCTCCTTTAATAACTGCACGTTGCCCTACATAGGCACCAAATAAATCCATTGGAAATTCATCGCCCGCCTCAACTCTTTCGCGGACAAAAGCTCTAAGTGTTTGGGAATGAATAGTTGTGTTCTGTTGAGGAACATACCCCTCTTTCTCTGCAAGGGACTTAAAGGACCCCGCCATATCGTCTTCCCCCCGACCAAACGATACCGACACATCGTTCTTAATGATGTCGTCGTAACCGTGGTCCCTCAACCACTCATACGCAGCTTCTCGGTTTGCAACCAAGATAGATGCACCGTAAGTTGGTTTCACGTCGATGGTGGAACCGTCATCCAAGGTAAACGAGGCAAGCCCCATCTCTGCCATTGATGCGGGTAATTCCTCATCTGTAAGACGCAGCAGTTCTTTCTTGGCATCTTTATGTTGCCGTTCTAGGTCTGCAACCTCTTGTTCTTTTGTTTTAATTATTCTTGCTAACTCGGCTACTGTTTTCAGTGCGCCTCCGTCAGTCTTTTCCAAATTAGAGGCAAACTTTTCTTCAAAGTCTTTCTCCATTTCTTGTATCAGATTCTCTGACATATAGTCTCCTTCGTGGTTCGTGGTTCGTTGTTAAAGACCTTTTTGGGGTCTTGACATATTTTCATATACTCTTATAAATTCCTATAGTCAAGAGGTAGAGCATGAAGAAATACGAATTTAAAACAAAACCATTCGATCACCAGTTAACCACGCTACAGGAATCTTGGGATAAGGAGTACTATGCACTCTTTATGGAGATGGGTACAGGAAAATCAAAAGTCGTTGTAGATAATATTGGAGTTTTGTTTGAAGAGGGTGAAATAGACGCCGCTCTGATCGTTGCCCCAAAGGGTGTGTATGATAACTGGGTACAAGGAGAGATACCCGTACACTTCCCGGATCATATAAATAAAAGGGTCTTGCGTTGGGAGCCAAAAACAACCAAGAGTTACCTTGCAGAATTGGAAGAGCATATAATGGAGCCGTTCAACGGGATTAAGTTCTTTGTTATGAACGTAGAAGCTTTTTCGACGCCTCGCGGAGCACAAACCGCGGGGCGATTTTTAGTTCAGAACCCTGATAATCTGATGGCGGTGGACGAAAGCACGACCATCAAAAACCGCAAGGCTTCGCGGACCAAGAACCTCATGGTCTTGCACAAGTACGCCAAGTATCGGCGCATCCTTACAGGATCGCCAATCACCAAAAGCCCTATGGATTTATTTAGTCAGTGTAACTTTCTGGCAGAAAAGGCTCTGGGTTTTAACAGTTACTTTGCTTTTCAGAACCGCTACGCAATGGTGCAGAAGCGTGTCATGGGGGCTAAAAGCTTTCAGGAGATAACAGGCTACCGCAGGCTTGATGAGCTATCAGAAAAGCTCGACGTTTTTTCTAAACGTATTTTAAAAGAGGAATGTTTGGATTTACCTCAGAAGATATACATGAAGCGGTTTGTCCCGCTTTCGGAGGAACAAAGCAAAGTATACGAGCAGATGCGTAAGCTTGCTTTGGCTGAACTGGATAACGGAGAGCTTGCTACAACTGCAAGCGTTCTGACGCAGATTATGAGATTACAACAGATCTGCTGCGGGCATTTTACTCCTGACGTTGGAGAGATACGCACATTAAAGAACAACCGTCTGAATGAACTCTTGGACATTACAGACGAGCTACAGGGAAAAGCAATCATTTGGGCATCGTATACCCACGATATTCAACAGATAGCTTCGGCCCTGCGCCACCGCTTTGGCGTCGAGGCGGTGGCACTTTATTACGGTGAGACACCACAAGATCAACGGCAAGATATTGTTGACACGTTTCAAGACAAGGATAGCCCCTTGCGCTTCTTTGTGGGTCAACCCAAGACAGGAGGATATGGCATCACCCTGACAGAAGCAACCACAGTTATATACTTCAGTAACAGTTATGACTTGGAGATTCGGTTACAGTCCGAGGACCGTGCGCATCGGATTGGGCAACACCACCCTGTGACTTATATTGATCTGGTATCGCCTAAGACAATAGACGAGAAGATACTTCAGGCGTTGCGTAGTAAGATTAATTTAGCGGAGAAGGTCTTGGGCGAGGACGCAAGGCAGTGGTTAACGTAGCGATACCCTCTGGCTCCTGATACATCTTTTTCGGTTGTCCTTTTATGACCCCAGGAACCGCAGGCTGTATCGTTTCGATACCCTCTACAGCCCGTTGCTGCGGAGCAACGCTTGAAAAGAAGGTAGGAGGTACATCTGGTCTTGCGGGAGGCGCAGCATACATTCTGTTTTCCACAGGAGGGGCGGGATAATCTTGCATTAAAGATACGGCTGTTTCAGGAGATTGCTTAAACATTTCCATTTGATTCATGTCTTTTGGATTAAACCCTTGAAGGGCCGCAGTCACTTTTATAGGATATTGCACAGCTTCGTCAGTCAATATATTAAAGTTTCTTCCTGACGCAATAAATCTATCAACATTGGTTTTACCCGCATTATAGGCGCGTAAAGCATCATCAACTTCAGTATATTGATTTAACATTGCGTCAAGATATTGATTACCAAGTTCGACATTTACATCAGGTAAAAACAACAGACGTTTCAAAGTTTCGTCAGAGGTATCGTTAAAACCGTAACCCAATCTCTCTGCTATTTCAAAAGCGTTCTCTACTCCATAACCGGGATCGCGGGCCGTGGGCAGCATGATTTGCATTAAGCCAATTGCTCCGTCGGGACTTACTGCGTTTGGATCTCCACCGCTTTCCGTCATCATCACTGCGTTTCGTAGTCCTTCGATTTCTACTTTATCTCGCGCAGTGGCTGCTCCGCCTTGAGAAAACTCCTTGCTGAAATTAAACTCAATATTTGGTTTTCCCCGGTTAGAGTCGCTGTATCTAATTATACCGTTTTTACCAACGCGGATTGTAGCAGAACCTTCATTAACAGTTTCTCTTCCAGAACCTTCCGTTCTATTTAAATCTATTCCAAACTTACCCAAATCCATGCCAAGGTTAAAACGTTTTAAAAGACCGTCTCTGGTTTCTACAAGCTCGCCTTCTGGCAAAGAAAAATTAGTGTCGGTGCGAGACTTCTCTATTTCAAAAGCACCACGAACCTTATCCTCACTTTGGGGGTTTAAGAACAACTCACCCTCTAACGCAAACCCTATTTGCTTGCCCTCTTCGTCTATTACCACGTCACCCATGTTTCGAGAACGGTTTTGAGTAGAGTAATCAAAGGAAGGAGTTAATGAGCCAAGGCCCCCCTCATATGTTTTTCTAATTTCACTATCAAACATTCCACCGTCATCTGTTTGAGTGTATGACATACGTCCATCAACGGGAAGATCTAGAGGTCTTAAATTAACGTTGACTTCACCACCATTTGTAAACTGTTGATAAGCGCCAATGCCCCGTGGGCCGCGGAACATGTCCCGGGCTACGTTGTTTAAAGACGCAATGCCCTCAACAGGACCGCCCATAGCCTTTTTATCGGTTCTTCTAAAAAACCCCTCTCTCATAGGAGGAAAATTAAATGAATCCCGCAAAGGTTCATCCGACCTGTCAAATTCCGGCGTATCTGGTTTTGCGGCAAAATTGTAATTAGAAGTGGGACGATCAAATTCATCAAATCGCCCTTGTTTAGAAGAAGCCTTTGGTCTTATAACTCTATTTTTAAAATCCAGTTCAGAATATGACAAATAACCTTTGGGATTAGATTTTAAACCCTTAGTATTAATTAAAGCAGGAGATTGAAAATCAGTTAATGGAAGATTATTTTCAAACAATTTAATAACTATTGGAATTTCAGGTAAATCCATTTGTAAGGCAGCATGAAGTCGATGGTGGCCTTCATTCAATAAAACCTCGCCAGTTTCTTTACTAACACCAATTATAACAGGTTCTTTGATGCCATCGTTATGAATGCTTTCCCTAAGTGTTTCCTGCCCAGATTCAGCAAATTCTCTAATGTCTGTGGACATAGGGTCGTAAAAATCTTCGCCCGCTCTTTGATAGGTACTTACATTGTATTTTATACTATTTCCACGCGGAATTAAATCACTTATTTCCTGAGTGCTAACATATTCAACTTTTGGATTATCAAAAGCTCGTCTCGGGGAACTAATGTTATTTTTCTCTGCATATCGAATAACATTTTTATTTATTTCATTAGCACTTTCTTTTGCTATCTTACCGTCCTCTATTATATCTTCGATATTTTTATCATTTATTTTTTTTGCGTTTGTTTTTAAGAAATCTTCTGCAAAATCAGCTTTGCGAACCATCTGCATGGATGGATTCTGCATGGATGGATATGGCATTGAAATAGGGCCAAGATTTATTTCCTGATAGTCTTCTAAAAACAATCTTGCATATGGATACTTATCAATACCATTTTTGTCTTTTTGCAAATGTAGTTTTCTTGTTTTTATCTCATCAGCAATAACGTCAGACATATCATTTTCAAGATTTAAATTTTTTACGACGTCGTAGATATCTACGTTATCTTCATAAACATTTTCTAATACAAACTCTAAATCATCATCCGGTGCATTCTTTATTAAAACCGGATCATCATTAAGCATTTCAAAAACTTCATTATATTCGTCTTTAAGTATTTGTTCATTAACATCTTGATCCCTGCTTGCCTGAACATACTGTTCATCTAATTCTTTCGTAAGTGCCGGCGTCTCATTTGGATTGTCTCTGAAATCAATGTCATCTTTTAACGCTTGAAGATCCGAAATTTGTCTTTTTAACTCACGTATATTTGCAGCCGCAGAAGTAAAAATACTGGTGCGAGGGGCCCCCGGGCCGCGTTTCGCTACCTGTGTGGCAACATCAGTAATAACATCTGGCGCTAATGCCGCTACGGGGAGGGTGGCTGCCGCTCCGGCAAGAAAGTTCCGGCGGCTTGGGTCTTGTACAACATCCTTAACAACCTCGTCCGCCGCCTGCGGACCACTAAAACCCGTAAAAATTTCAGGAATAGCTTGCGCCGCCTTTTGGCCCCCGAATCTTGCAAACAAAGGCGTCAAACCATAGGCCGCAGTGCCAACTAAAGATTCAATACCCCTACCAATTCTCTCCCGCATTGGAAGATTGTCAGGATTAGCAATCGCATCAACCGACCCATCTCCTAGACGGTAAAGATCCACAGGAACATTTAATAAAGTAAGCGCACGATTGACGTTATCAAAACCAGGTAGGTTTATATAGCGGTCATACTCAGCCATTTTCTATCCTAACGGCGGTAGCACAAGGGAGTTGACCACGGGATTGTAAGTTCCGGGCGTGTATGCGGTAAAGGCGTAAGGATTAGTCGCAGCGGTGTTGGTGCTTGGTAATCCCGCTATGCCTGCGGTAGAGGTGGTCGTAGATGGAACCAGTGCAGAGTATGTTTGCATTCCTGTATTTTGCGCCGCACTTCCTGTAATTGGTTGACCTGAAGAATACTGTGCAGCCTCCGCTGCTACGGGCTGTTGCGCCGCCGCATTTTGTTGATCTAACGCATCTTGATCTATGATGTTTAAAGCAGATTGACCGAAATACCCCGGAGTTGTTTGATACAAGAACCCCTGACCAAAATCTAAGGCACCTGTTGTTGTTGAGGGTAAGTTAGATTGAATATTAGAGAGATATCCAAAAGGATCTTCTGGGCTATTGTAAAGAATGTTTCTGTTATAAACCGCATTACCCGCACTATCGGTCCCAAATAAAGGAAATTGATCTCCATAATACTGATTATATTTATCTTGGGCTTCTTGAGAGTATTGGACATTTACTCCCGCAGATTGTTGATAATCAGGAGTATAGGTAAAGTTTTGAGAATAATAATCTTGTATACTTGGTAATAATTCAGAAACATCTTCTGCACCATAACCAAATCTCGCTAAGTTTGAAGCAAAATTAGGGGCACTTAAAGGTCCTAATTGTGTCAATTGAACTCCATCTGGCGTCTTTATACCAATTCCTACATTACCCACTCCATATTGATCGTATTGAGAATTAGGTGTTGTATAAGCATATAATTGATCTGTTTCACCAATAACATTATCGACGGCATCAAACATTTGTCCTGTACCAATTGTCTGACCCGCGCCGTATAATCCCGGTGTCATGTAAAGTGCCGCGGTTGCAGCCGATGCCGCCTCTAAAGGATTGTCAGAAGCCATAATCTTTGACCAATCCCGAAGATCATAATTACCCACATTATTTTGTATTAAAGCCTGTGCTAACCCTTCATCCGCACCTGTTATTGACATAAATTCAGAAACAGTAGGTTTAATGGTATATCCCTGACTCAACTGCTGACGTATTTGAACATCTTGTAGCTGCGCGGGGGTATATTGACCTTGTACATCCGCAACCCTACTTAAATAATCGGATTGCGCATTTAATTGGTCGTCATTTAAAACGAAAGGCGTTGTGGTATCAGCAGTAGTGTCTGCCACGGCGGTTGTAGTGGCTGTACTTGAACTACCGCTGTCTCCACCAGTTTGCTGAGAATTATCGTAAGATAATCCAGAAGCTTGTATTTGGTCACTTGCTGAGTTGATAGCGTCAAAAGTATTCTGTGCAATTAGACTCCCCTGATTTGGAAGGTCCTCATACAAGCCAGAAATATAATTATTTGCCGCATCTGAACCTTGCGTTCTTGCAATGCTATTAGCTGTAGCTGTATAATATCCCGGCGTTTTATCTTTTATTCCAACACCCATTAAAATACTGTCAACAAAACCCGGTTTATCTGTATTGGTAGCAGACTCAATTACCCTATCATCGGACGTTTTATCAGAACCCCCTGTAAA